CGGACGGGCTCTAGGCGTGTTGGTCATACTCATTGACCATGTCCCAGACCATCCCATATGACCATCAATAGACCCATTAACCTTACCGACTTGGAGTATGAATGGCACTAAGTTAGTAGGGTATACAGTCCATGTCCAATCAATCGAAATATCAGCCGCACTGGTCGCGGTACGGCTAACGTCAAGGTATGGCATATCTAAGTTCCTGCGCTCACATAAACTGCCCGGTAAGATGCCCTCCTGACGTTGAAAAGCGTACTAGATCCGACCGTGTTCTCTTGCACGAACTCGATGCTAGGGATGGCGATAATCCGGTAATTGCCAAGCACTCCAACCCCGTCTGTATCCATGAGCTTGATGACATCACCAAGCCAAACCGGTCTATTGCTGTTGTTGTAAACCAAGAATGTTGCATCGAACTCAATCATCGTACGCCCGGTAGTCAAGCGGCTATAAAGCATCAAGCAGGCTGCCGTAACCGCATCTAATGTATTGAGGGCCGGGTCACGGTATTGATAGCAGACCGGTCTGCCTCGCCAGTTTCGCGGACGGCTTGCCGGTGCGGTGTTTGCAATCTCAGCGGCTGAATCTATCTGCGTATACGGTATGAATTTCCCTGTGTTAGGGTCTTGACCGATGACCGTAACCTGCGTACATTCAGCTTCTTCATTGTAACTGTTGAGGCTACGAATCACCCTTTGTGGGCGTAGCTCTTCAGCCACTCCCGCCGTGGTTGCTGTAGAAATACTTTGATAAAGCGTCATAGTGGATGCAGTACTAGCCGCATCAACATCAAGCCACTGGTAGAGATAGCCGGAAGCAGTAGGCATCCAACCGGTTATCCAAGTAGAGTAATATTCCTGCTTTATCCTGTCTAGGAACGACGCAACCGTATCGCCGTAATCAGGAGCCAAAGTGTACTGACCTTTGGAAATATTGGTTGTGTACGGTAGCTGTTGATATGGGAAATCACCAATGAAGACAGGGGCTGTGGCGTCATCGTAACCAGCTATAAGCAATAGATCAAGAAGAGCGTTACCAGCCGTAATGCCATCGTATGGGTAAGATTCAACCAGCCAAGCCAGTTCAAAGTCACCACTACGATCCGTGCCGGTGTAGACATAGGTTGCCCAAGAGGCTGTTGTGTCACGGTCAAGAAATTGTATCTTTGGAGGTTGAAGCGTACCGCGGAATATATCTTGATAAGTTGGTGTCGGTGTAGCCCCATCACCAAGAGCAATCCTTACGGGTCGGTCGGATGTAACGTTAGGCTTTTGAACTCCGGCATCTATCAATGACTTTGCGATAGCTCCAATCGTACAGGTGGCTTTGCCGTCTTCGTCAACCGCCAGGCTAAGGCTCTGAATGTACTGCGTAACGTCTACCGTGCCATCGTAGGTAGCACCAACCGGAGCATCGTAGATTGCTTCAGTCGAGTACAAACCAAGTGAACCGGTACCTGCACCGGTTAGCGCAACCTTTACCCTAACCGACTTGATGACACCGTTAGGCGTGTATGCCGTGCCGTCTGCCTTCACGACCGACCCGGTAAATGTGTAGGCTCCAAAGCCGCAGTTATCACCTGCATAAGTTGGTCCAAAGGCAGCACCAACCGGGGGGGGATACCGCAGAGCTTTGATCTGACTTAGCACATAGCCGCTGGTTTCAAAGTTGCATTTAGCAAGCTGCACGGTGGCCTGCCCGGTTGGTACTAACCAAGAGAACGCGGCAGCAGGAAGGATGTTATTTTGTATGCCGGGGTCTAAGTCTTCAAAGACATGAGAGAAAGACGTGCCGTCTGAAGTCGTTACCAGCAGTTCCCGCTTCCGTGCTGGAATCATCATTATGCTGATGAAGTCAGACCGGCTCGACTTAGCCTTAGTAGTGCCAACGGCAGGGGCTATGTTAGAATCTCCCCGCTCATAACTACCAACCAATACACCGGACTTATAAACCAAAGCAGTCCCGTTAGCGGCAAACCAAACCTCAACGCTTCCAGCCGAACCGACACCCCACCCGGCTTTTAGAATGATGCTCTTGTCGGTGTCCTTTAGTCCAGGGACGTACAAAGATAAGTAGACAGCTTGATTTGCACTAAAGGCCGTTGTAAGCGTAGCCCGCTCAGTTACATCCAAGGATTGTAGGTAGTAGTCACCATTCGCCCTAATCTGCATCTGCTTCCACTTAGCCGCAGTGGTTAGCGTGTAGTCTGTCTTCTGGAATCTTGCATATGATCCGCTGTAAGTTGTAAGCCATGCCGCAGTAACCGGGAGCGGAGCAAGCATCATCGTTAGCGTGGCAGGGTCTTGCCAGATGTTGTAGCTATTGGCAAGGTCTATCTTTGTGCCGTCAAGCGCAACCATCAGCCTACCAAACTGCGGGCGTGGCTCAACTACATCAAACTCAACCTTTAACGGATGGATGTTAGCCATTAGAAACGCCCCATTATTCCGGGTTGCCCGTTGCGTCTACCTTCATCTCGAATGAGTCTACGCATTGCTCTTTCAAGGTCTGTACCTGCTGGAATCAAGCCGTTACCAAACCTACCGTAGGAAGCGTTCACGACTCCAACCTCGGCACCTGTTAGGCCTATTGCACCCATCGCTCCACCACCTAAAGTCTCACGCCGTAGGCTCAATGCTTCCGCTGTATCCTTGGTATTCTTTGCAATGCGTAGTAGTAAATCGTCAGTTTCACCTGCTGTGGCTTTGGCTGTGTCAGCGATATTCCCTAGCGGACCCTCTGGCTTTACTCCACCTGTAGCGGATTCTGGTAATTTTGCCTTACCAATTTTGTTTACAAGGTCATCAATGAATTTTTGAGTATCTGTGTAAACCTTGCCAAAATCTACACCTTGCATCAAATCCGCTGGGGCACCAATACCATACTCTCTATCTAATGCAGCCTGTCGTTTTGCATAGTCTTCAGATGATATCTGTCCAAATAGCTTTTGAATATCGAGATTTTGCGATGCGCTGTAATACCCAAGCATTCCTCCGGGTTTATTCTCAGCCATGTATTTCTGAATATTGGCAAAAATGTTTTGGAGAAGTTTTGCTATGTTGTCAAACGTCGATTGCAATATTGCTGGGATAGATGCAACGAAACCACTCACGGTTGCAAGTAATCGATCAACAGCGGCTTGTGCGTCACCTTTTGTTAGAGCTTCGGTAAAGCCCTTAAATGGCGACAAGAATCTATTGACAATGTCATTCATTGCACCACTTGTTGTGAGTTTATCTAGAAACTTTGTGAAGTAGTCAATGACTGGATTCAACACCTCAATAAGGCCTGCGCCAAGTGTACGCATTGCGCCTTCCCATTTGTCTGTGAGTGATGCTAACTTTGTTGAGGTTGTGTTTACAAGCTTGTCCATCATGCCCGAATACTTGGTATCAACTATTCGTATAAGAGCATCAAAGGTTTCTCGTGCGCTGCTGATTAATGAGCCACCAGCATCAAACTTGATTCCTTCTGCTTCAAACATAGACTTTGACAAACCGAATGCTGACAACTGCTCGATATCTGGAAAGTTACCTGCAGCCAATCTACCAAAAAGGTTTACAAGGCTTTTTAGGTTTTCATCACTAGCACCAAAAGCTGCTCCAAGATTAGCCAATCGGGGCAGGATGGCTTCTGTCTTTAATCCGAATGCTTCTAACTGAGTCGCGGCGGTAGCAAGTTGATCAAAGGTGAAAGGTGATGGTTCTGCAACTTTACGGACAGTGTCTAGAATCTTAGCAGCACGTTCACCACTGCCAGTTATAGCCGTAAGTCTAGCATTCAAAGATTCAAATGCGACGGCTGAATCAAAGGCAGTCTTCCCAAGTGCGCCAAGGCCAGCGACACCTGCAACAGCAACAACACCGAATCCTGTTGCAATAGCAGTGCCTGTTGCTTTAGCTGCATCACCAACTTGAACAAGCCCGGTTTTTGTTTTACTTAGGGCAGATTGAATCTCAGCCTGCCCTGTCACTCCAAGTTTTACAACAAGTTCGGCGATTGTCATAATATGCCTCGCATGGCTTTAGCCATCTCTACCTCTTGCTTTTCGAGGTCTTGACCAATCACCGCAACCTCGCATATCTGGTCAATCGTTAGATCCACCTCTGAAGGGTGGCGGTGCAGGAACTTCACGCAGTAATACGCAATAATCGCCCCTGCACCCGTTAGTCGTTTTTTGCTTCTTCTACCTTGGCTACGACATCAGTTATCAGGAACTTGTCCACGAACTGCTCGTAGATATGGAAGAACGCAAACCGATTACTTCGAGACAAATCAGCGAGTGCGCGAATAGGAGCAATCTCGCCCGGATCGTCTGGGTCTGCCACATAACACTTAGCAATAATGGATAGGTTCACCAGAAGACCCTGATGCATTTCAGGGTATGCAATCTGCAACGCTTTGAGCGCAGTTCCATCCGGGAAGATGTCAGCAGCTTTAGGCTGGCGGAAGCGGACAACCGCTCCTTCACCAGCCCACTCGCTCAGGTCTACTTCAAGGATGCCGTGATTGGCTTCAGGCTCTACTGCCTTGATGGCTTTAATACCCATTATGCGCTTGTCCATGCTGTGGCTACACCGTTAGCACCGAGGGTGATTGTTGCGGTCTCTGTGACTGCTTCACCGTTGCTGATGCTTATGCCTGTTGCAGTTACAATGCCGACAAATGTCTTTGCGTTCAAAGCGCCAGGAGTGATGACAACTTGGCAGTAATAGCCCTCTTTATTAAAGAAGACTGGCGAACCATCAGTCTGTTGTGTGCCGTCTACCAAGAGTTCGATTTCAATCGAACCGGATGCTTTTGTGACCTGCATCTTCTTTGCTGTGTCACAAAGTGCAGAAACATCAGCGGTATCAACCGTGGTCGATGTTCGCACCGAACGAGCCAAACAGGTGTAAGTGTTAGCGGTAAAGGCTGAAGGCGCTCCGTCTTGGAAACCACCAAAGGCGATGGTTACAACACAGTTTTCGCCAACCAGACCAAACGATTTTGTAAAAGGCATTGTCTACTCCTACTGCTGGGTTAAGCAGCGATAGACCGCTGTGACCCCGTAATCCGTCCGACCACCATCCGATAATGCAAAGGTTTGATCCGTTGAAGTCCTGCGGACATATAGCCTTGGACTCGTGCTGGTTACCGTCTGATTATCCAAAAGTGTATCAATGCGAGACATGATGGTTTGTATCCTTGCCATGCTCATTGCACCGCTTTCAGTATCCCACACAGTTATTCTGTAGTTTGGATAGGTGAAAACTCTAGCACCGCATAGCGTGTCTTCATCTTCACCGCTGGCTCCAGCTCGACTGAACACCACATAAGGCACCTGTACGGATTTCCTACTGATTGGGTCAATCTGTGGAGCCACTGTGTTATAGATGCCCATCTGGTAACCATCAGGCTTATTGTCAACGGCAAGAAGCCCCAAGAGCGTAGCATCACCGCTTAGGGTTTCGTAGATCCATTGTTCAATGACTGCCGGTTCGTATGCCATTATTTACCCTTCAGAACCTTAGTTAGTGCTTTTACAAACTGAGGTCTAACACTCATCAATGCCGGTTCCATAAACGGTCTAGGCGGTACTGTGTTGCCACCTTTAGAAGTCCATCCGAGTTCAAGCGGTAATGCATACTTTGCTATTGCCGTAACCTCTGCGCTCGTTCGTGATTCCATTCTGTGCATTATGCTATTGGCTAAATATCCTGTATCACTATTTGGTGGCGTACCCGGTGGGCTTGAATAATGACCGTTTTCATACTGACGGTAGTTACCGCTACTTTTCAAAATACTGTCTTTGGCGTTGCCTTCTACATCGGCAGCAGCTTTACCCACTATCAATGAAATAGTTCCTAGATTCGCCTTGTAGCGGTCGAGAGATACAGTCTTTAGCGATACGGTTACACTCACGGAGCCAATACCTCAATCTGTAATGGACCAAAGCGCCGTACCGTGCTTGACACCGTAAAGGAAATCGTTAGCCGGATGTCTGCCGCTATTGGATAAGCCGCCGGGTTCAACACAGACAGGATGCCTTGTGCGCTGTACTGCTTTGTCAAGGTCACGCTACCAGATGGAAACGTATACGTGGAACCGGTCTGGATGTTAGTGAAGGTTGCACCAAGCGTACCTGTAGTGATGTCTACAGGGCTGCCTAGTTCGTCCACCAAACGGACAACGTAGGAGTGCCAGTCTCCGACCCATGCGGAGACTTGCACGACCTGCTGAGGGTCTTCGGTCAGATCATAAATCAATGCCATTAGATATCCCTCACATAGATTCGCAGTGGACCGAATATCTGCGTATCGCTTGCACCTGTTGTGCGCGTAATCGTTGCAGTGTAAGTGCCTGGAGTGTTGGTCACCGTCGTGTCAATGGTAAAGGTAGCACGTCCATCAGCTGCATAGGTTGCCGTACAGGAGTAAGCGTCAACCAGCGTTGCACCACTGTTGTAGACCTTAGCCGTTACCGTTGCAGAGGTGATATCAATCCCTGCTCCGTTGTTGTCTACACACTGGATATCGATACCGTGCTGAGCGCCCTTCTGAATGTCAATCGGATCAGATGCTCCAAGCCCGTCAGCCCTAACTTCAAAAGGACCCATGCGAACCAGAGCGGCTGAGGTTACCGGTGTCACCAGTTCGGCGTTGACGTACTGGCCGAACGTGCCTACCGTTGTGTGTCCGCTTCGAGCTTCATCCCAGACTGCATCAGCGATAGCCCCTGTATTGACGTTGGTATTGACGTACTCACCAAAGGTTCCAGCCGTTGCGTAGGACGAGCGTACAGCGTTCCATACTGCACCAGCGGTCTGTGCTTCAGTCAAGCCACCACTGCTAAGTTTAACCGTCATTACCGCACCGTTAGTACCGCTTGCACCTCTGACCACTACAGTGACATCGTCAGCGCCAGCCGCAAGCGCAGCATCCGGCAAGTCCAATCTGTAGACCCCCGGCATATTGGTTGCGTCTACCTCGGCAAAGCCACCAGCAGTCCACGCCTGAGCGATTGTACGGGCAACTAGAGGGATGCTTACAGATGCAGTACGTGTGCGGTTGTATCGGGCTGACAGACCGCTTGTGGAGGCTGTGAGACCTGTAGCACCGAGATAGAGTTCTATGCTTTGTGAGGTACTTCCGGGAGCGATTGTGATGGTCGAGGCGTTGCGCTCTGTTGGTAGGTATTGACCTACAGCTCCAATACTTCTGTTAGTGATTGCTCCGGCATCAGGTGAAGTACCAGACCACGCTACACCAAACATATCCGTAGCAGGCGCACCACTCGTTGTACCAAATGATGCATTTGCACTGTTTGGAATACTTCCAAAAATCACTTGGTTGACAAGATTATGAAGCAATGAATAACCAAACTCTAATCCCATCGTTCCAGCTGTGACCGAGTTACTGCCGGCAGTGTATGTGCCTGAGTTTGATACTGTTGTTACGTTACCTAAAATGCGGTTGTTGTCTCCGTTAAGACTGCCTTGATTACTTATACCTGTTGTACAGTTGCTAATAATGCAGTTACGCATTGTCGTTGTAGTTCCAGAATAATTTCGTAATCCAACCGTACCGCCTAAAACCAAACAGTTATATAGACTGCATGTAACTTGGAATATAGATATTGATTCTGTTCTGATGTTTAGAAATGCTGAATTTGTGATTGATGAAGCATCACCTGAAGCAGTCGTTCCAGTTAATGAAACATACCTAGTTCCATAAAAAATACAATTATTAATTTGTGCGTTTAGATTTTGACCAGCAACGCCGGATAAGTCTATATCTGATGTCAGTGATGAATTTTGCAAGTTGTTGACAAAAACACAAGATGTAAGTTTATTGTTACGTCCAGAAATTGTGAAGTTACTTACACTAGATTGTGATGCAGTTTCAAAATAAATATTCCTGAAATGTAAAAAGTTCTTACTGACTCCAACAATTAGTTGCGTCAAGTTTGTTGCAGTATTGTTAGTAGCTGCGTATTGACTATGTCTTACAAAACCTGCATTTACACCTAGAAACTGTGATGCTGTTGGATCTCCGATAATCTGGGTTTCAGCGGAATAAGTACCACCAATTGTAACGGTTTCATTGTAATGACCGGGAGCGATGTAGACCGTATCACCAGAGCCAATACCTGTGGCTCCGAGTGCTTTTTGAATGGTGCGCCACGCAAGTGCAGTCGTAGACCCTAAGCCGGTATTACTGTCGTTGCCGTCCTGCCGAACGTAATAAGTTGCCATTATTCAGCCGTCCCCGCTACAATTTCCTGCGCCATAATGACTGCAAACTGATTGCTGTAGAACTGTTGAAAAACAGCATCTTGTGTAACCCACCAACCAAAAACGGATGTCCCATTCTCGCCAAACGTGCCGAGAATATTCCCAGCATCATCGGTTATGTCACCAAAGACAATCCAATCACCTGGGCTGTTAGGATTAGGCTCCAGCCTGTAATTTTGGAGGTTCATTTGCCCACCTTAAGCGCGTTCATGTCCGTACCCTTAAAAGGCATCGTCAAGAAAGCCAGCACAGATGACACCGCAGAGGAGACACCAGCCGCTACAGCCTTGCTTCCGTACAGTGCCATCACTGCGCCAAGCTCGGCGAGCGTGTCTGCTTCAGCCGTACGAACCCCATCACCAAAGACCGTGCTAAAGGAAGCCACAAAGGCGATCAAGACAACCACGACCAGCCTTGAGATTGATATTCCGTTCATCTTTGTATTACCGCCTCCAGTGCGCTGACCTTGTTTTCGAGTTTACCGAGCCGTTGTTCTATCCTGCGGACTTCTTGCTGTTGTCCATCAAGGGTATTGACGATGTGTGCAACCTGAGTCTCTAGGCGTGTTAAGCGTACCTGTATGGCAACCCATGCAGTGCCAATGCTTATTACGGTGGTCATTACCTGTATGCCCACTTGAATCCACATCTCAGCCGTCATGCTACACGCTCCACCAATCCGCAATGCTGTACTAAAAGTTCGGTCTGTCCAAAGTCAGTACCGATGACATCAAAGTATCGGGAATCATCACCGACAAGGTACACACGGTCTTGAGGCATCACATCAGCTGCAACGGCCACTATAAGCGTCCATTGCGCTGATGATGCTATCGCTCCACCAACAATCGATTCTGTGTCACTCTGGTTAGTAACCCGTGCAGGGTATTCAGCAACCTTACGCCATGTCTCAGTAGCACCGCCGCGACCATCTTCGCTCAAGGTGAAGCGGTGTACCTCTACACGGTCTTGGCAAAGGTTACGCACCATTCCTGCCTGTATGGTCTGGCGCAGGATAGGGCTCATGCGAAAGCCACCGGTCTAAACTTCTCAGCCATCGTTAGACAATGTTGCATCAGTTGGGAAAGCTTCACATCGGAGGTGCCTTCCTTGGCATCGATGTCTGCCGCTACCCGTGATGCCTTGATTAGCCACGCTTGCCGGGTTGCCGTGCGTACATCGTATCTTTCGACGTTAATCGGGCCTTGGTCTACCCACATCAGGGTAGGGTCACCGCTTCCATCTTCCAAGGTAAAGCCCTTGACTTGGTAAGGTGAATAGAAGGGGAAGTCTGGTTGTGTAGCACCTGAGGTACCGGCTACTCGTGCCTCGTATACCCTGCCGTTGGGCGTTGTAGGGACTACACGGTCACCGACGGCATATGTGGTTGCCGCTGTCCAAGTCGTGAAGCGGGAGAAAGAATCAAGGATTGAGCCGATGTCGGTTGTAGACATCTGCGGGTAGGACTGGGCAGACACAAAAAGGCTTACCTGTGCAATCGCCTTGGCTCTGGTCATCATGGTGTAAGTATCCCACACAAAGAAAAACCCCCGGCACGTCTGCCGAGGGCTTGATTGAGTGGCGCCGCTTAGGAAGCGGTTGTGGTTGCCAAGACGATAAGCGAACCTGGCACCTTGAGGGATGCGGTTGCATTGACGTTTCCGACATCGTGCGCGTTGAAAGCAAAGCGCTCTGTAGCCTTGTAGGTAAGAGCGTCCTCGACGAACTTGACTTGGTCAGAAACTTCGACGGTCATTGCACGGCGATCACCGAAAGCAACACCCTTGCTAAGGTCACCAAGGATAGCAACCGGAGTGGTTGCAGCTGGAGCCTTAGGCATATTCTGCACCCACTCGATTGGATAACCAAAGAGGGTAGGAGCAGTCGTGTATGCGTTCTGGATGTCGAGGATGGCGTTACCACCCAAGGCAATCAACTTGTCTGCAACACCGTTGAAGAACAGGTCTTTGTGCATATACCACTTGGCATTGTCTGCGTACGTTGGCAACTTTGCAACCATCGCCTGAAAGTTCGCCAACGTAAAGTTAGCAAAGCTTGCACCGGTAAGCACAGGGCCAAGGACAGCACCTGCGATGCTGGTCTTTGTACCACTCAAGCCATAGACAGCCTGAAGGATACCTGTGATGCTTCCGTAGGTAGATGTTCCGTCACCGTTGAAACAAGCGTTATCCTCTTCCTTGGCAATGGCGTAAGCCATGTCACGGGCAAGGGATGCGCCGAGGTCAATAACCGTATCTTCGCCGAGTTCCTTAGATGCAATCGTAAGCACCGCAAGTTTCTTTGCGCTCAGGGAAACCTGTGCAAAGGTCAGCTGGGAATCGGTGATTGCCGTTGCTTCGGAAGCGTAGTAGACCGTGGTGCTACCGGTTGCCGATGGAACCAAAAGGGTATCCGAGGACATCGGGTAGATACGGGAGTTGCGGCGAGCAACACCGTACATTTCACGGAGATAGATAAGGTCACTTGAAACGATATCCGGAACAGTAAAACCACCAGCGGTCGTTGTGCCTTCTACCTGAGCCTTCATATGTCCATTGGACTGAAGCCACTTTGTGGCAGACTTTACACCGGCCAAGTGGCGAGCGAACTGCCCAAAGACATAAGCCTTTTGGTTACGCTCATCAGCGGATCCACCGAATGGATTCTTCTGTACGTTGATACCACTTTTCCAAGGCTTCGCGTCTACTTCAGGTGTAGCGACAGGAGCGGAAGCGCCGAGGCTCTTGATGGTCTCGATACGCTCTTGGATGCTGTTAGATTCTGCCATGATGGACTTGACTTGCGAAAGGTCACCATCACCGGATGCGAGTTCACGAGCAGTAGCCAGAAGCGTCTCACGCTTGGCTTGCATTTGTTCGATTGTCATAGTTGTGTAAGCAACTCCAGACGCGCCAGTAGTTCCTGGCGTTCGTCATTATCATGGGCTTTCGCCTCGACTACGAGTTCCGGTTGCGTCTCTGGCTGGTCTGCGTCCCGCAGAGAATCCCAGACTACAGGGGCAAGGCGCTTTGCGCTTGACCGGCTAAGACCGACTGCATCCCGCAGCCGACGTTCAACACCACGCAGTGAAGCGGGGTGAATACACTTGGCACCGTGCATGGCATACAAGCCTTTTGCACGTTGCGCGAAAGCATCAATCAGGGCATCCGCCATGTCTTGGCTTTCGATTACTTCCATGGCACCGGAAAGCGCATCCCAGTAGGCTTCTAGCCCTTCGTGGATAAGTTCGCCTTCGGCTTCCTTGAATATCTCAGCGGCATACTCGGCGGCTGATTGCTCAGGCATTGGAGCCATAACCATCTCTTCTTCTTCCATGTCATCCATCTCGCCCATGCCGTAATACTCCTCAAGGCTCTTTACCGAGTTCCGATACTCGGCAGGTGTCGGGGTAATGCTTGCCTCAGCAATAGGCCACCGTGTAATCTCAGCGGCACCGCCCATGCTCTTGCGCTCAACCAAGTGAGCAGCGGCACCGGAACTAAAACCCATCTTGCCTTGCTTGCAGAGCTTGGCAATCATGCTGCCGTATTCGTCGGCTAAGTCTAGCTGCGCTTCGTACCACAAGCCGGTTTCATCCATCTTGATGTAGCCAGTACCGATAGACTTCTTCCCTACCATCTGATCCATACCGTGGTGATAGTAGACGTTCAAAGGTACGCGCTTGCCGGATTCCATCGGGAATCCATAGTCGGTTGACTTGGTGAAGTAGTCACCCTCAAGGTCAGCGGTCTTGGTATCGCCAAAGCGCACTAGATAACCTTTGACATAACCGAGCCTGTCGCTCTTGATGCCGTCTACACTACTTGTTAGCACGTCCATGGTGTAAGTATCCCACACGGTCATTTTCATAGGTATGTCGTTAGATCCGGTTCGTAGCCTTCTAACTCTTTGAGTGGGCGTACCCGTGTAGTAGGCCCCCAGTCGGCATTCGGTACCACGGTAACCATGTCACTCAGTGGCAACCCCTCAGCGTAAAGGGCATAGCGTGAAGCGCCCATGATAGCCAACTTGTCAGACTCCGACAGACCAGCAAGGATACGTTCAGGTGTTGCTACCGGAGGTCGTGTATCCGGGATGCTACTGTCCCCGGTAATCTCCGCCCATGACATCGTTACCGGAACCATGACACAACGGCAGTTCGGGTGGCTTGGCATAATCTCATCGGTGGCGGAAAGCGTACCGGACAAAGCCAAGCAAGCCAGACATACCCGGCTGTCCTGCGTGGCTTGCCGTCGGTAACCTTGTACCGCTGGGTTCTGCGTATAGAGTTGCCGCTGGGCTTCCCTTGCGCTTCGGATCATCTCAGTACGCGCAATGGTCTCTGCTCGGTAGCGCCCGATGTCTGCTGCCCGCCTTACCCGCCGTGCTACCGTTCGTGGGCCTTCACCAAGGCTGATGCCCTGTACCAAAGCCATCTGCATGGCATCGGTGGTTACTTGTGGGATTGAGTCGAATAGGATAGCCAGAGGGCTACCATCGCCTGCGAACCCGACAAAGGCTTGGAGTTGTTCATCAGGTAAGTTTGTCCATGAAGTACCAAGGGTAACGCCTGCGGGCTTTTTACCCGCTGCCGTTTCCACAAGGCTCTGCGTTGCATCATTAGCAAGTATTGCGCTTTGGAGTTGACCATCTGCGGTTATCACTGCCCCTTCTACGCTAAACTTTTTGAGGTTCTTTCCTAGTTCCTCGATGTTGTCAATGATGCGCTGACGCATCCAGAGTATGGTGTCGCTTGGGTCTTCACCGTTGTCAAGGCGATCTTGGATACGACCTTCCAGCGCTTCCAGTTCATCGATGCTTGCCTTGGTTGCGGCTTTGTACGCTCTCTGCATTCGGCTTATGGCTACGCCTTCACGCTCCAGCAGGTCGTTTCTAAACTTCTGGCTAGCGGCATATATACGAGCGGTGCCATCATCTACTCGTTTGGTAGTGGCTCCAGCTCGTACCCGTAAAAAGGGTGAGACTTGTACACTACCCCCGGAGTGCAGACGTGGTCACCGTCAAGGCTCTTGCCGTCAGGCTGCATTGCGTCCCGCTTGGATGTTGCCCAGCGGAAACCAGCATCACCGCCCCACAAGTCCCAGGCTACTCTGCCGGGTGAAGGAAAGCCGTCTTCACCAGCGTTGAACCCTTCAGCCTTCTTATCGACCTCATGGCGGGAAAAGAACGAGTACATCCGCAGTATCGTATCTTCGGAAAGTTGCTCCCCGTTGACGATTTGATTAGCCCGTGCCAAGCCTACCCGCGTCCCGCCGTCAAAGCCTTCAGCCTTCCAGTCAAGCGCCCTTTGTGCCGCTGTCCGCATTGCTTCAGTTGGGCGGAACTTCATCTCATACGATCGCACTGCG